GAGAGGGTAAACCATCTATAAGAGTAATAACAGTACCAACCAGCTCTGACCAGCGAGAGCTGTTTGTTATGAAACAACTACATGGAGGTAGTAATGCGTAAAAAAAATAAAACAGATCATTCTTATCTCATAGCTAAGAATATTGCTAAGACATTAATACTTCATAGAGTCTGGAAAGGTTATACACAACAGAACATTGGTGATGCTGTTGGACTTACTTTTCAACAGATACAGAAGTATGAGAAGATGATTAACAGAATATCAGCAGAAACTTTGATTGATATATGTAAGCAAAGAGACTGGGATATTACATTGTTTACAACTAATAATCCTGCAGCAATACTAAGTGAATGGATACTAGAAGTAAATTTAAATGATCCAGATAGTGTATATCATTTGAGACTGGATCAGATTAACAAGTCATGGGCTAAGTTAGACAGAGTGGGTAAAACTAATTACTACTTTGTAAACAATCCTATGGCAAAGAAACTAGTTCAAATATCAAACGATCTTGAAGATCAAGGTATTGATCCAAGAGATACAATATTACCAATAGTGAAAGGAGAGTAATGAATGGACTTATTAATTTGGCTCGCTTTTTGGCCTTTAGTGTTGCTGGTATAGCAGTAAGAAAAGGTTGGAATTGGCTCACTTCCGATGTTGATCCAATTCCTGGAACAAAAGAATTTGATGATGAATATCGTCAAGTTAAAGCAAAGTACGTACGTTTAACCAAAAAAAAGGAGGACTATGATGATGCGTCTAAAAAAATTAGGTGACGTTGTTTTATCAACAGCAACGTATCCTATTAGATTCTGTATTGGTGCTTACAAAGCTATCAACAAGCACATACCTGAGTCTATTGAGTTACCAATCGAAATCAAAGTAAAGGAGGATAAAGATGGAAACACAAGAAACCAAGCTGTCTCTACAAGAGAGGGTTAGTAAGAAGATGCCATTAGCAAAGTGGATACATGAGTTATATTATCAGAATGCTGCTTTGTTTATGTCAGATCCAAGATACAAATCATTACCACAGTATCTTCAAACATCTGGTATCTCATCTTCGTTTATTGCTTTGAAAGAAGCATTAGACAAGAACAGAGAATCTAGATCAACAGAAGAAACTGCTGAGAAGATGATTGAAGTATCTAACAAAAAATCTACTAAGAAAAAAGTAGCTTAACATAATATGGCAAATGCCCGGTCACTATCGACTGGGCATTGTGCCTAACAGAAAGGTAATTATGGATAATATGAAACTACATGAAGCTCAAGATGAACACAACAGAAAAGTTGTTGATATTATACAAAGCATTGGTTCTCACATGAGACAGACTGATGAGACTGTTGAGAAACATAGAAAGATTATGCTTTTTATGCTTGGTATACATTTTGTTACAATACTTGTAATTCTTTTTGAGGTTGTAAGATGAAACAAAAAGAACAAGTTGAGCTGCTAGATAAAGCTACTGACAAAGCTATCAAACAAGTTGAGAAAGAACGTAAGGGTAAGAGACGTAACTTTATCAATGAGTGGTTTAGATATGTTGAGCTTGTATCTAACTTTATTAAAAAACAATTAAACTAGGAGTAATATGTGGATAGATAAACTAGCTGTATACAAATATGATAGACCATACAGCGAAAATAAAAAACAAAAACCATTAAAATTGCAAAATCATTTGATAAATGATGAGATGATGAAAGTTTCAAAGTTATCATCATTACTTGAATCATTACAAGAAGCATGGGGATGTACTTATGATGAGATCCAAATTCAAGTAAGATTTGTACCAGAAGGTACTGATAGGGATGAACAATGAGTGATGAACTATATGATTTAAGGTATGCAATACAACAGTTTTTAGAAGAAAAACTTCAAGCCGAAATACATGGTGCTGGTTTAACTGTAGGAGATATGAGTAATAACCAACCAGGTAGAATGGCAGATATTGAAGTATCTGTTGGTGAAAGTAAATACTCAATAACAATAGAGGAGCTATAATGTATAATGTAATACTTTGGAAAGACAATGGTAATGAAGATATACATGTCTTTGATAAGAAACCAACATTTGATCAATTGTATGGTTTGATTGGTAATGGATGTTCTTTGATACAGATAGTATCTGGATATAATCCTGATATATCTAGTAGAACATTTGATATGTATTGTGATGAAGAAAGTAAATTCAATGCAGAATGCTATCCAAACAAACGTGCAACAAATGCTTGGTATGAATGGCAAAAACGTACCAAAAGACAATGTTTGCCAGGTGATTATATTTCTGGTAATGTCTGCATAGTTAGAAAAGTAAATGTAAAACTAAAGGATGCAGCATGAAGAATAAACCAGAAGAAACTAAAATAAAAAATCCAGAGCCTCGTAGTTTAAGCGAGGTTCTGAAAGATTGTCATGATCTTGTTGATGAGCTAAGATCTAAACTAAAAGAAAAATGTAATCAAGTATTGGATCTGCGTAAACAATTAGATTATGCACAAGAACAAACTCAATTAGCTGAGTTAAAATATGATAAGCTAAAAGATGCTATTGGAGATGAGTTCAATAGTAGACTTAACAAATCAAAACAGGAAGGTATGTAATGACAGTACAAGATGAAGCTGTTCAAGAAGTTCAGTCAAGAAACAAAGCAAAAGCTCATGAGATTGAAAAAGTACAAAATGAAATGAATGATGCTATGGAAGCGTTGACTATTTTAGATGGTGCTATAAAATCTACATATTTAAAAGACAAACATTCAATGATATTACAAGATTGGTGTAAAGAATACCAAGAAGATATTAATAGGTGTAGAATGTTTATACAGGAGGCTAAATGAAAAATACTAATGTTGAACAATTATTTAAAGATTGTGTCAAAGCTGGTATATTTTTAGATGATAAAAATGGTGTTACAGCTTTTGCAAGATTGTTAATGGTATTAAATACAAAATATCCAGGTTGGAGGAACTATGTCAAATAGAGAAGATCAATTAAGAGCTTTGGTTGCTACTAAGCAATTAGAGATTGATAAACTAAAAAGAGTAATAAAGGAGTTTGAAAATGATAACACCAGACAGCGAAGTACTTCGGATAGAAAAAAGAATACGAGGACTAAACAGAGTGACGTCAGCGATAAATGATTTGTCTATCTATGGTATATTTTATGGTAACTATCCACAGTTAGTTAGTGTATTAGAACATGCTAAAGATCATGTTAAAGAAGAACTAAAGTTATCTAAAGAAAGATTAGAGACTTTGTATTATCCTAAAGAAGATCAAGGTGCTGAAGCAGTAATACAAGAGTATATTAAAAAAGGTATTTAAATATTCCAGACGTGGAATAGGTAAGTTAGTGACCTGTATGCGATTAGATACTAGTCCTCATTGCAGCTAAACAACTACATTTAAAAATTCTATTTGTGGAGGAGAGATCTCTATAAAAAAAAATCCCAAGCAAAATAGATACACCCATCAGGGAGACTTGGTGGGTTTTAAATCTTGCGTAAGTCGCTGGAGGCCCTATTGGGTAAAAAAACTACCTCCCGAAGAAACAAGCCCTTTGGTCGGTGGGGTATATCGACTAAATTTCTGTAATTTTAACTATCCAAGATTTAGGTATCATAGTACGATCACCAAAGGTTATTGTACCATCATCTTCTTTATCATAACTTGCAAATAATTTTATTGATTTACGATCTTTAGAGAAGATCCAACCTTCGTTTACTGGTGTAGCCAGTTTCATATTTTTAAATTCTTTTTCTGATGCCCAACCTGAATCACTAACACAGTCTACCCATTCAACACGTACTTTGGTATAAGGTATGTCGTTAGAGTCTTTATCTTTAATAGACTTCTTTTTTTTAGTGTAACTTCTTTTTGTCATGAGCTAACCAAATAATAGATTCTATTTCTTCAATTGAAGGGTATTGAGAGATCTTTTCTTCGTTGATGACAAGATCAAGATAGGTATGATATATCATAGCTAAAGCCATAGCATCAGCTGCTCTAACTGTAAGGTGAGGATGTTGTTCTTTTATAAAGTCACCAATAACATCTGGTTTAACAGTATTAATAAATGACTCAGAATAGTTTTTTCTTTTCTTAGGAAATTTGTAAATTTTGCTCATAATAAACGTACCTCTAGCGAGGATAACTATAATATTTATTTGGGTTGCAGTAGGAAATCAATATTTTTCTTAATTTTAGGTACAAGTTTGTTATATACTTTGATCCATAGCATAGAATCATCATAAAAAAAGGCTCCACCCCACATATTCTTATAATGACTATAAAATTCACTACATATTGGTAGTGGATCTATGTCTATTTTTTCCCAAAATTGACGTTCAGACATCATACAATTGTGTAATTGATGATGATGTTTAACACATAATGGTATTGTAAATTGGTCTCCAACTTTCTGACCAATGCCTCTTTTCATAGCATATTGTATATGATGAGCATTACAACCATACTGTTGGCAAATAATACAAGGATTAGATGCTACCCACTTTAGATACTTTTTGTCTTTTATTCTTAGTTCCTTGTCCTCTGATAGTGTTATGCACTTTCGTGTAGCCATAATAAATTGATAATCTTGCTAGTCCTTCATGAGTTCTATTTGATGCTTTACGTTCTGTCAATCCAAGAATTTTTGCTATTTCGATTATTCCATAGTTGAACCAACAGAATAACTTCATACACTCAGCAAGTTGTGGACCAATTTCATCATCGCAGTCTTTAACAGAAAGAGCTGCACCTAATGATGATGTGATAAAATCTGTACTAGATCCGTCAACACGTTCTTTCATGACGTTGCCAGTACCTCCACCCATAAGTTCACATGCTAGTCTATATCTAGATCCAGCTTCATATTCTTCAATAGATATGAGCTTACGATGAAACATATACATAAGACGTGATTCTCTTATGTTCAACCAAACTTTTTTCTTATCTCTAATTGTAGAAATAAGTTCTGGCTTTTCAATCTGACGCATAGTTATTTTTATAATCTTCTGTGTATTTATCAACAAAAGATTTGAAGTTGTCGTTTTTATTATAAAACTTACTGAGTCGATAGACTCTATTTTTAGAACATCTATGATGTCGAGCAATAAGGCTTTTACTCCCATACACTTGTGTAGGGTGTAAAAACCAACACAACAAGATTGATAGATTATATATCTTATAATCTAATTCAGTTCTTGGTGTCTTTTTACCTTTTAATACATCTATTGATATGTTAAAGGTCAAAGCTAAATACTTTTGTATATTATAAACCATAAGGAGATGATTATGAAAATTAAGTATCGACATTCTGCCTCCAAAACTAATACGTTTATTGACAGTCCAGCTTTCTGGATTATCAATGAATTATATGATTTTGATTCTGGGCCGAATGCAAGAATGGTAATGGGATTAGCAGCTGAGGATGCAGCTAATCATGCATTACAAAACCAAATCACAGATGAAAACACTATCACAGAATTTGCTCAAAAGAAATACCTTGAGCATGATGGTATCAATGGTGATGAAGATGAGTGTGATTGGTCTGCTATTATTGCAAATAAGTTTGTTCAAGAACTACCACAGTTTGGTGATGTAGTATCTTGGCAAAATGAACTTCAAGTACCTGGTAAAAAATGGGGTCTTGAGCATGATGTTATTTGCAAAACTGACTTTGAGTTCAAAGATGTAATAGTTGATACAAAGGCTACTGCATATATTAAAAGACTAAAGTCAGGCAAGGTTGATGCGAGATGGTATCCAAAACCTGCAGATATAAGACAACAATGTTTATATCGTGAAGTTTTTGGTAAAGAAACTATGTTATTGTACTGTTCACCAACAGATCAGTATTGTGTAGATATGGTAGGTCGTGATGAACTAAAACCTATGATCAATGCTATGAAACATATTGAACACATACTTAAGATAGCTCCAACAAAAGAGGACATTGTCCGAATGTTCCCTTTGACATTGGACAATTTCAGATGGAAAGGATCCAAAGGATCTGTGGATTTCGCTGAAAAAGTATGGTCAGAATGTTTACAATAGTGTATAAATACTTATGCAAAAACTAGGTAAAATAATAAATCAGATAAATAGGAGAAATATGGAAGCAGAAACATTTGAATGTTCGTTCAAAAGAGCATTTGAGAAAGATAATGGTGGCGTTACAGTATACGTTACCAAAGATGATGGTACTGATATGACTGTCTATGGTGAAGCTCTTGGAGCAAGTCGTTGGCAAAAAGGTGCTAGATTGAAAATCGAAGCATTGCCTGTAAGAACTAGTAAGACAGGTAAGCAGTATCAAACAGCAAACTCTATTGAGTTATTGGATGGTGAAGTAGCAGTGCCTAATGGTGCTGCAACATCAGTTCAAACAAAAGATCCTAATGCTCAATGGAAAGAAAAATACAGATTGACAATGAGTAATCTTTTGGCTGCAGCTATTCAATCAGGAAACAAAGTAGACTTTGATGAGATTGATGGTTATGTGCGTAAGATCTTACAAGCCAAGATGGATGTAACAGATCTGCCAGATGATGCTCCATTTTAACCGAACACGTCATCTCCCTTAAGTTAGTTACGTGTATAGGGGTGAAGTTAAGATCCAGGCTTTGCCCCTACTAAATATTATGAAAAATGAAAAACAGTTATTATTTATTCAAACTCGAAATCGAGTTGATGGGTATTGATACATATGGTAGAGATTACTTGGTAAGAGATTTGTATAATAAATATTTGAAGGAGAATCAAAGTGATTACAGAAAAAAGATTGGAAGATTCGTTGAAGTATCTTTCAGAAACAGACGAAGAAAATGCTAAAGCAAATGCTCAAGTTAAATATTTGGATAGGCTTCTTAAAAGAAAGAAAGCTCTCCATATCACTGGTAATACTGCTGATAAAAGCATATCTGCCAAAGAACAAACATACTATGCAAGCGAAACTTATAAGAATGCTGTGGATGAACTATTTGAAGCTGAGGTTACAGCGAGTACGCTTGAGAACAAAAGAGATAAAGAAGGACTTATTATCGACTTATTCAGAACACTAGAAGCTAGTAGACGTAAGAATAACATATGATTTATAAATTTCGTATATGGGTTTACAAACCTGTTACTACTGAAATATTTGTTGACGCTAAGTCAGATGATCATGCTAAAGATATAGTTAATAAATTAGATTCAAGTACATTTAATTGGCAAGACTGTCCTATTACTCCAGATAGAGTAACTTATGAGGTTATTGAATCTGATGAGAAGTCCTGAACAAAGAATGTTTCTTAATGTAATTACTCAAGCTGTGCATGATGCAGCATACAAAGGTGTAGATAGATACTATCAATATCATAGAGATCAAGCTGTATCTTGGCTAACTGGTAATTCTAGAGACTTCAGAATTATATGTAGACTAGCAGATTTAGATCCAGATTATACTCATGTTAAAATGATTAAAGCTATGAAGTATGATATAAAACAATTGAGAAGAAACTATTACAAAAAACAAAAACCAGATCGAGAGTATCGACCTGGTCGTTATAGATTAAAATTTTAATGACTCACAAGGATATATTTAAAGATATGACTTATAATACACTTAATAAGCAAGTTGATGGTAATCATTATAAAGATATGAAGGTTGAGCCTGCATACTTTATTAATGAAAACAATCTACCTTATGCTGAAGGTAATGCTATAAAATATATTTGCAGACATAAAAAAAAAGGCAAACGTAAAGATATTGAGAAAGCTATTCATTATCTTGAGATGATAATAGAAAGAGATTACGATTGATCTAGTATTAACTTCTTAATACTTTTTTGCCCCATATATATTTCTACTTCTGCTTTAGATATTATACATCTATATTCTACGTTATCTCCAACATTTCTATTTGCTATACGTTTACCACGTAAGCATTCAGACATAGAAGGTTGTATTCTATGCTCTTTTATTTCATGATCTACAATCATTAATAATGCAATTACAGTCTCTAACATTAATGGTTTCCGTTTAATTTTTTTTGTAACATATCAACTTGTTCTTTAAGATGATCTATGTTTACTTTGTTATATCTACTATTTTCTATTTCTTTTTCTATAGATTCAATTTGACTAGCCAAGTGTTCAATGAGCATATACATTTCTAAGTTCTTGGGTTCTTGTTCTGCTTTTTTGAGTAGGTCAGCTTGAAATAAAGTATCAGCTGTTTCTAGTCTGTTAATTCTTTCAACAATACCAAAGTATGCCCATACGCCTAATGCAACTCCTGCAATTATTGCTATAAGATTTCTTATTGGTAGTGCTACGTTAGTATTTTCGTTTATTTTCATGAAATATAGGTAATGATTTGCCTGACATATAAAAACATTTTAGACAATATTTTACTCTATCAAACATAACATATCTGTTTGTTATTTTATTTTTACACATGCTGCATTTAGAGTGTTTAGGTTTACCTATGTAAGCTGTCATTTTTTTCTCATAATATCAGCACCTTTAAGACCATATATTGCAGACACTACTCCAATGAATATTGCCTGATACCAATATGGTAAGTTCTTAAAGTATTCAAAAAACAAATCTAGTTTATTACGAATGTCAGGATCGTCAGAAAAGACAGACCAACCCAATAAAAGAATAGGCAAAGATACGAGAATAAGGACAAATTCGTCTTTCCAACCATTATCATTGCTCTCAATAACTTTCGCTTTATATTCAAGTTCGCCTTTCGCCATACGTTCAGCATGTACTCGCTGAGCATCTGACATCAATTGTTTAGTTTTTTGTTTGTTCTGATATATATGAGATGCTGTTTTTACACCCAAAGATAGTAAATTCAACCACATATTATTTTAAACCTTTCTATAAAGCTGTAGCTTTTGTTGGCAAACCTTCCCATGCACGATACATGCCTTCTACAAGAAGTTCATCGTCATAGGGCTGCTGACCATTTTCCATTTGTATAATAGATTTTACAAGTGGTAGATAATGTTCCATACTATTATCTAGTCGATCCATAGGTTTGATATTCATTCTTTTGCAAACAAAATCTATGTAAGCTGATGTATCATTTTCTGATGGAGGGGCCCATCTTGAGATGATTTCATCAACTGTAGCTTTATGGTGTTTAAATCTGTAAGTAAGCAATATTCTATGTAAAGCACGTATGCCCATAACTGCTTCATCAAATATACAGAATGTTGGATCAGTTTGTTCTGCTGCCAAACCATCCCAATCTGTACCTAATTTTATATTTCCTGGATTTTTATTTCTTATTCCTCTAGGTAATTTTTCCAATCCATCTGCCATTTTTATTTAACCTCATTGGTATTAGTTTTGGCAAACCATCTATTATCATACCTGTTCCAATTATTGGTCTAGCTCTTTGAGTTTTGTTATATCTAAAAGCTAGAGAGTCTTTGTCTATTAAACATCCAACTTGTAAACCAAAGTACAATCCTAATGAATTGCCATAATATTTTATAGAGTAGCTACTATGATAGTGTCCTTGAACGCAGCTCATTCCCATAGATTGTGCTAGTTTTAACACATCAGCTACTTTACCATGACAGAAGTAAACTGGCCCATTTGGCGTATCTAACGTCAAATCGTCATGCCACTTCCATCCTTTTCCAACTTTCAGAAAGTCATTGTATTTTTTAAGATATGCTTTTGGTATTCCATATTTTAAAGCACGTCTAAAAACTAGACTTCCATGATTAGAATCTAATAGATCCATTGTTGGAAACAACTTCTCTAATTCTTTAATAATAGGTAATGATATTTTTAGTTCATCACCTGCACTTGGTAAGTCAGGATCTGAATCATGAAATGATAAAGCATGTTTATCTACTTCATCACCTATATGTACTATTTTTGTAGGCTTGTATAATTTTTTTATAGCCTTCAAAAAAGGGAATAAATCTTTGTGATGATAAGGGATATGAGTATCACTTATAATCAATATTGATTTATGCATATGCAACTTATACTATAGAGGACTATAGTTTTAAATTATTAAGTACAACTTTATGCAGGTGTTTTTGGTTTAGGTTTAGGTATTATAAATTCAATAGGTCTACATTCAAACTTAACAACTATTTTGTTTTCTTCAATATAGTTTCTATCAAATCCTTCTACTTCTTCTAATGCTCTAAATGTTTTTTGAGAAAAAGCATAACCTGCATTAGTACAATCAAAATGATTGCTAAACTCATAACCTGATAAAGTACTAGATGGACATTGACCATTGGTCATACTGCACATCCATAATACTAATAAATATTTTGTCATAAAACCTTGTTTAAAAGTACAAATAATTCACCAAGAACTGCAATACCTACTGCTCCTAAAACCCACAAAATTCTATCTATATCTTTCTTAATGTGAGCTAAGTGATTGTTTTCTAAAGTGTCTAGTTTTTGATGAATTAAATTTATTTCACCATGTACTCTTAAAAGTTCTTCTTTGTTTTCAGTATGTCTACTCATTAGAATAATGTCTCGTAAGGATTTCTTACAAGCCCTTTCGTTTTGTATTGTGTGTATCTAGGCCCTTTATAACGTGGGTGTCCTAGTTGACCAAGTACAAAGTCTACTGCTGTATCAGATGCTTCATCTAATGACAGACCATCACTTTGTAGTTTTTCAGCAATATCTCTTGATGCTGATTGTAGCCATATAGGTAAAAATCTCATACCAACATGACCACCTATTTTAAGACCCTTTTCAATTGCTTCATCATCTTTCTTAGTAATATTTGGACTCCACTTAGTAGTTAAGTATTGTTTGTTAGTTAATACTTCTATAGTAGTTCTTGGCAAAGATCCAATCTTTTTAAGACCAGTTGATTGTGGATCAGTAATCCAATGAAAAGGTTCCATCAATTGTTTAGAAAATGTAAGTACTTGTCCATCTCCTAAATCAATTCTTGTTGGATCTGTATTGTCTAGTATAGAATGACCACTAAATATATAGTTTAGTGCAGATCCTGCTACTGCATATGTAAGTGCAGCTCTTGCAAAATAGTATTGATATAATCTACGTAATGCTGGATCAGACTCAAAGTTAGGTAATGACTTAGCAATAATCCTAATATTTGATAATGTCCAGTCAGGAGCAAAGAGTAATAACTGCATATATCCTCTAGATCCTGGAGCAAATGCTGTTTGTGTAAGACGTTTAAGAGTATCGTTTTGTATTCTATTTGCTAACTGTTCCCAGTTTTGTCCACCAAATGCATCATTAGTAAAAGATGCAGCTTTAGTTGCTTTACCATAGATTTGTGCCTGAGTATCTCCAGGCATAATTCTTAATGCATTAGGTTTACCTAAAAGAGTAGGTTTATCTAATACAGTTAAAAATGTATTTAATTTAGCTGCTGTAAATATTCTATCCCAAGTAATTTTATCAAACCATCTAAATACTTTTTCTACTCTACCTTCAGTAGATACACCAAAGTGTCTTTTTAAGAATGGATCAAATCCTCTTAAATTATAATAAAATCTATCAAATCCTGTATCTTCAGGTACAGATATTTGTAATCCTACACCTTGACCAAATCTAACTACATCATCATAACCTGCTGTACGTAGTTGGTTTATAGCATGATCAAAGTCTTTGATATATGCTTTTGGATCACTAACTGATTTTAATATTTCTGGTTTTTTTCTTGGATCCAATGTCTTTTTGATAAAGTCTGCTTTAGCTCCTGCAAACCATAATGATTCTACCAATGCTCCTGCATGAAAGAATGAAAAACCTACTGCAAGTCTTTTCATCATTAGGTTTGTAGTAAAGAGTGCACCCATAAACTGACCTTCATCAGTTGCATCAAATACCATTCTAAGAGAGTTTATCATTCCCTTATGTACTAATACTGAGTCACCTTTATCTATAAAATATGGATGTTTAAATTCTGTGTAATTAGTATCATCAAAAGTTTTTTTGATATTATTTCTAATTAAGAGTGGTTTGTTTACTATTTCTGTTTGCTCTAAGTTTTTTACAATAGCTCTTGTTGATAATGCTTTACCAGCTGCAAATGCATATATTCTAACAAGTTCTGCAGGGTCATCCATACCTGCACGTATTGTATAGCCTTTTTGTAGTCCATGATTTATATCACCAAATATACCACGTCTTGCAAACTGAAACTTAGTTGATGGGCCTGTAACAACACCTGTATCAAAGTCTTTTACAAATTTAAAAGGTTGTTGTTTTGGATTATATTGATTCCATAACAAGGGTAGATAGTTTGTTCTTTTGTTAAAAACTAATCTACCTTCTTGACCAAAGATATTATAGTATTCATCAAATACTTTTTTAATATTCTTAGCAGCTTCTAATTCAGCTTTTGTAAGTTCATTATCTGCTATTGGTTTTAATCTTGGATTATATTGAAATGTTTTTCTATCTACTTGTGCTTTTGTTAAGTAATAAAATATTTTAGGTCTAGAATCTATAGCATCTGGTATAGATTTTTTAATAACATTTGATAGTTCTTGTGCAGCAGAATTAAGTTTTACTGTACTCATTTTAGCTGCATCTAATGCAGCTTCACCTGATAATGCTGCTTCACTAAATTCTTTAGGTATATTTTTTATATTTCTACCAAGTATTCTACCAGCTCCGTATATTGCTGCACCTATACCAAAACCTTTTGCTGTAGCTAATAGTTTTTCATCTGGTGATGTAAGAAACTGAGCAGCACCAACTATACCACCTACTGCTGCACCTCTTTTGAGTGCAGTAACAAGTGCCATATCTTTGCCATTTTCATTGATTGTTCTTAGAGCAGAAGTAATATCTGCTTTGATAAGATCAAATTTTTTAGGATCAGCAATGTCTCCAGATTCTTTTCTTATAATTTCTATAAGTTCATCTACACCTTTATAGATACCATTTTCATTAGTATCTACTAGTTGTTCAGGTTTTAGTTTGTATTTATCAAATACTTTTCTATGAGCTGCTTCTATTCTAGCTCTTGGAACTCTTGTTAATCTACGAGCTAATTCACCTGTACCTGCAAAACCTACAGAAAACAAAGCTCCTGCTGTTGCTCCAATTGTAGTTTCTATTGTAGTTCTTTTTGGATCTAGATTAGCATCTTCACCTAATTGAAATGTACTAGAAAATACTAGAGGTGTAGCTAGTGTAGCTGTAGCACCTACTTTTAGATCTGATGCTATCTTTGATTTAATTCTTTTGTATTCTAAATTTTTACCACGTTTAAGTTTGATAGCATTTACTACTCCTCTACCAAGTCTACCCCATCCTAATGGCATAAAAAGTAGCCAAGGATCAGCTACTATCATATTTACAAGTTCAGCACCAAATAGTTTAGGATTTTGTTTTACCATATTCCCAACTTCTTTGATGTCTATATTCATTGGGCCATCTTCTAAAAGATAACCAAACCTATTTAGTTTACGTTCTGCTTCTTTATATATTCTAGTTCCAGCAAGATTAGGATTATTACGAATGTAATCTAATGCTTCTTGTGCTTGTTTCTTTTTGGTATTACCTGTAAGCCATTGATATAAAGATGCAGGTAAAGATTCTTCTCTAATGAGATCTATAGGGTTACGTAAAGATTCTAAGAATCCAGGTACTTTTGCCTGAAGTGGATCATTTAAACCATCAGGTACATTTCGTATTGGATCTCTTAGTTTTGGATCGTTAAGAGGTATTCCATTAGACATTTACTTTCTTCTTTTTTTTCTATAAAAACTTGCAACTGGATCTATTGGTTTAACATCATATGTTCTAAATGTTTCAAATTTTTTAGTTTTAGGATTAAATTTTTCTGCTCTAGCATATTGATCAATACTCTTATCAATACTTGTCATAGGTGTTTTTTTACTAGATTTAAAAACTTCTCTTGGTGGAAAACCTAATTCTCTTGCTTCAGCATCAGATAATTTTTGTACAAATTTAGATTTTTGAGATCCATATCTTTTAATACCAACACCAAATTCTTCACTTCTTTTTTGTAAAGCTCTTAATCCTGCTGCTCTAGCTGTTTTAACTGCTTGTGTTTTAGCTTTTGTTATTCTAGCTAATGCTTGTTTTCCTTCTGGTGTTTGTACTTTAAAATTAGTACCAAATTTAGTTTTATAAAATTTAGTTCCTTTAAATTGTTTTATAGCTGTTTGTCTTACTTTTTTTAAACCAGATTCTAATTTAGATGCTTCTACACCTCTAGCAAATTTAGCTGCAGCTTCTTGTTTAAATGGACTACCAATATCAGGTCGTCTTACAAATATAGATTTAGCTTTTGTATCATATCTAAATTTATCACCTGTAGTTAATTTATTAATTGGTACAGATGGTATTTTTTTAGTGCCTTTAAATTTTTTACTAAAGCCTCTAATTAATATTCTTTTAACCATAGTTATCCTTCAAAATATTCAGGGAATCTAGCTCTAAGAATCTTCTCAGCTCTTTGTCTAGATACCTGTTGTAATTGTGGGTTAGCCGCTAATAACATAGCATAAATTTGTGAATCATCATTTGTAAGTACATTGCCATCAGATTTAGGTATAATTACTTCTGGCCCTTCTTCACCTACAACATAAGGTTTACCAGCTTCTACTGGGCCACCATGTTCTCTTTTTTGAATAGTAGCATCTGTAATACCTAGTTTACTTAAGAAACTTTCATTTTTTTGTATTACACCAGATTTAACTAATTTTTTTAAAATTTTAAGTTTATCATCTTTTCTTATAATTGTTGGTTTACCAGCTGCTTTAAGTTCAGCTTGTTTTTTTGCTATTTCAGCTTGATATTGTACTGATATTTCTTCTACAGCTCTATCGAAGTCAAGTCCTGGAGTTTTACTTCCACCTTTACCAAATATAGCTTTAACTTTACTACCAAAGTTTTCAAACCAGTTACCCTCTGAGATACCTATTTTACTTAATAACTCTTTTGTTTCTGATATATCAGCAGCAGTAGCTTCTATTGGTGCTTGTTTTCTAGATTCAATAATATTTTTATATTGTTGTGATATACCTGCAGCTTTTGCAACACTATCAAGTGCAGCATTACCTATACTTTTTCCTTGTGCTCCTGCTTGCATAAATGCAAGACCCATAGTAAATGCAGGGTTAGCCATAAGACCTTCAAAACCACCTTTATCTTTCCATGTGTTTGCAGCTTTGTCAAAATCTATTCCTGCAAGGTTAGATAATTTAGATAAAAAATTACCATCATTTGCAAACTGTGCACCCATACCACCAGTAGTTATTGGATCTGATGGCATATTAGCTTGATCAGGTGTTCTATTTATATTGTTTTGATTTAGTATATTTTGTGGAACTATAGATGTTGGAAACATTTGTCCACCTGGTTGTGTCAATGGAGATCCACCTTCTCTTTCTCTAAGCATAGGATTTTTAACACGACCTGATGCATCTGTTTCTGGTGGTGTAAGATCAGATGACATACCTGAAAAATCTTCAGGAGTTTCTATACCTCTTAATCTTTTTAAACCATCTAAATATATTTGATATAAACTTGACATTATAATATTCCTTTATCTAAACTATTGTCTTTGAGCCAATTGTAAAATGGACTTTCATTTACAGCTAAGTATCTAAAAGGACTAGGTGATCCTAGTATACCTTGTTGCTTAGCTTTGGCACTAGCATATGCACTTTGATATGCAAAGTTATTTTTTATATTACCTAAATTTTTATACCATTTAGCAGCTACAGATTCTACAGGTTTAGTTTTTGCTTTTGCAAAAATAGTTTCACTACGAAACAAATCAGATAAATTATCTCTTTCTGAATCTGTTAATGCATTAGGATTAAATGATGCATCTAATGGATTTGTTGCATCACCACTTCCATATTTTTTTGTATAATCATTTTGACCAAACTCACCTCTTTCAATAGCAGCTATATCTTTTTGTATATTTTGTATTTTATAACCATAAGCTCCTGGATGAAAATCAGCTCTATTTGATAGATCACTTATCTTTTTATTCAAACTAAAAGTCATAGCTTTTTTTTGAATATCTGATGAAACACCTGAAAGACCTCTTAAAGCAGCTCCTAAAAATCCACCTTTAGAATAAAAATCAACAACTTGATAAAAAGGATTTTGTTTTCTTTCTCTTTCTTTTCTTTCTCTTTCTTGTTGTTCTCTAAATGCTTTAGCTTTAGCAGCAGCTTGTGCTTTTACTTTTTGTTGTCTAGCTCTTTGTGCTGCTAGTTCTCTAGCAGATGTACGGTTTTTTGGTGGAGAATACATTCTTGGATCTCCGCCACCAGGAGGCCCACCTGTTTTTGTTGGTGTTGTAACTCTTGTTCGTGTAGGTGTTTGACCTCTATTTCTATCAGGTATCTCATTATTCCTACCACCTTGTGGCCCTTGTCCACCTGAGTCTTGTCCAGATCCACCTGGCCCTTGTCCTCCTCGACCTGGTGGTGGATATGCAGGTATACCTTCAGGTGTCATTGTTTTTTGACCACCTAAATTTTCTAATGTCTTTGCTTCTCCAGGTGTTATATAAGCAAGCATATGATCTTGACCTTTGATTTTTTTCATAGGTCTCATATTATCAGATACTGATCCTCCTGCTCCAGACATTTATTTCCTTATAATATTGCTAAAACAATAATGATAACAGCAACTACTGCACATGTTGTTTTATGTTCTTTAATAATATGTGGTATATGTTCTTTAAGTTTCATTATAATAAACCTCCTAATAATCCAAATCCAGCTCCAATAGCAGCTCCCATAGGGCCAGTTGCTCCTAACATGGGCCCTAATGCAGCTCCAGATAATGCTCCACCTGCAGCTGATGTTATAGGATTTGCTCTTGGTTGAGTAATTTGTTGTTGTTGTGTTGGTAGACCAAATGCAATTGGTGCAGCAAGATTATAATATTGCTGTAACGCTTGCACAGGTGCTAGTTGTCTTTCTCTTTGAATATCTTCAAGCTGACCTCCAACTGCAGTTAAACTTGGTACTTGTTGTGCAGTCTGTAATTGTCTAGCTCTTTCTCTTTCTAATTGTCCAAATGCCAAAGGTAATGCTTTATCTGCTACTTGACCAATTACTTGGCTTTGCATCATAGGTGATCCTGGAGTTCTTCCTGCTCCACTAAACTGACCAGCAACATTAGAATATATATCTTTACCAGCTTGAGCAATCAAAGGAGATAAGAAAGGGTTGGTAAATTTTCCTTGTATAGTATCTAAAATTTGTTGATTAGCAGCTTGAGCCATAGTTTCTTGTGCTGCAATACCTTGTAATGTTTGTTGTGTTGGTGCTACAAATCCTGCTGCTGTTGGGCCTTGACCATATATAGTTCCAGCTTCAGATAATATCTGAGCTAGTGCAGGTTCTGCAGGGCCGTATGGTTGAGTTTGGGTAATGTTAGTACCACCTCCACCTCCTCCTCCAAATGACATATTTATTTCTCCTTGTGTTTTTCTAATAATACATGACTTTCTTTAAAACCAAATGGCTTAAGTACACGTTTCCATCCTGGTCTTGCAACAAGCTCTAATAAATCACAATTGTTCTGCCAAGCATAATCTTCTATGTGTTTTATCAAATGCTGCCATTTTTCACGATACTTACCAGTCATGATCTTAATATTTAAGCATCGTTGTAATGGTCTTTGTATAATTTCTGTAATAACTATACCATAGAGTCTTTGATCTATATCTGCTTCTTTATCCCAAAGAAACCATAGTTGCATGTTACCATCAGAAATCCATTTTTTAAAATGACTTGCATTAGCATAGTTATTTGAACTTGCCATTGCATCTGCAATCATACCCTCACATTGTTTCCAAACTGTTTCAGTATTTTCTTTTGGTATTTGTACCAATTGAATCATGCAGACTTTTCGTCAAATATTTCTAAGTAACTTACTATACCTGCTATATTATTAGCAGATGCAGCTTTTAATTTTAATATATCACCTGATTCTAAAACCATACTACTTTTTATTAAATTTTCTACAGTTTTAGATCCTAAACTAATATGTGCTATTTCATATTCTGCATTAGAATCAGATGAATCAACAGTAAATGCTTCTATTTCAATATTACCAGTATGTATGTTTGTAATCTGTATAGATTTAATTATAGCAGTTCTGTTGTTTGGTACTGTGTATACAGTTGTCTTGTTTGTCGTTGTAAGATCAAACATAGCATTTTTGTATATATTAGCCATTTTTTGGGTGTTTTACTTTTACAGCTTTAATAGCTTGATAGAACTCAAAATATTTAGTTTGAAGTTCTCCATCTTGATCTATTGAGTGCCATAACATATCTAGCTGATCTCCGATGCTTGGATATACTCTATCTCTTTGATATTGTTTAGCATCATAGTCAGCTTGTAGTTCAGTTTGCTTTGCTGAAACTTCAGACCAAGTAAATGTTTGCGTATCAGAAAAAATAGCTGAACCATTTTCATCTGCACCAGAAACGTATTTAACTTGTGCTTGATATTCAGCTTCGTTAGTTGGCGTACCATTAATAACGAATTGAGCATTACTGTCTAATGCTTGGATTGCTTTTGCTATATCTACCATATTGATTTACCTCCTTAATATTATCCTGCTATTTCTAATGCAGTTAGTGCCGCATAACCATTTGTTGTATTTGAGTGGTCTGGTCTATAATTAAAAGTACAATTACCACCAGATGTATGTGCGCCAAATATTACTTTGTATGTTAATGCTGATGTTGATGATGGACTATCTAAAACATTCATTGTCACTGCTTTAATATCGTAGTGACCAACATAAGGTGAAACTCTTTGTCTACCTAAATCTGTGCTATCTCTCCTAATTCCAGCGAATACCCAGTAGTCAACATCAATAGAAACTGAACAATCTAAGGTTACTAATATTTTATTTGAAGTAGAGTTAGGTGTGATTGATAAAGTAAAACCAGAAACTTCAACTGGAAATGCGGCAGTTGTTAAAACTCCACTTGTAAAAATTGTTTGTTTAGCTTGAATTACAGTACCACTAGGTAATCCAGTTGATGTAATTGCTGATATTGATTGATTATTTAATTTAATAAGTGCCATAATTAATTTCTCCTATCCAGCTATTTCCAATGCTTGAAGATTTGAAAAATAACCTGCGTTAAAATTTACTGTTTGTCCATTATTGTAAGACCTTACTTGTACTTTATAAGTTACTTGTGAGGTTGTACTTGGACTATCTGTATAAGTATAAAAACTTTTACTGTGCATTTCTGTCAATCCTTCAACATAATGATTATATGGTTGTCTAGTTTCATAAATTTGTGTGCTGTCTCTAAAAAATTTTAATCCAAAACCTTCTGTGCTGTGAAGTCTAAAACCAATATTTGCAAATAATAAAATTTTATTTGATGAAGATGATGGAGTTATATTTAAAGTAACTCCTGTTAAATCCGTATAACTTGAAGATGATACATCTTGTGTTGATGATGCTTCTACAAAATTTGATATTTGAATGATTGCACCAGCACCAAGTTTTGTTGTAGCAATTCCAGCATTTGAAGCAATAGAACTGTTAGTAACTGAACCAGCACTAGGAGTTTGTAAAGTTATTCCTCTTTCAGCAATAATAAAGTCTATGCTATCAGAAGAAGTT